TCTTTGATGTTGGTGAGCCGTCACAATCAAGTTTCTGAAAAGAAATTGCGTACTCAACCCTTGCGAACGGAGCGAATATATCGTCGGGTTGTGGGACAACTTAAATCTTTTTGGAAAAAGGACCCAGTGAAAGGTAATGTGTTTGAGAAATGGTATGCCAGAAATATTGAGAAAAAATTGCTGGCAAAAGCCAAGGAAAGCGAATTGTGGAACGTTGATGGTTTCTCAGACATTTTTGATAATCCAGAACCGGAATCGCGTATTCGGCAATGGGCGCGCCAGTTGGATCAAGCAAGAGCTACGATGGCCATCGATTTTGCCATAATGTGCACGCAATTGCGGGATTCTTGGAATGGTGTTTTAAGCACGTTCAAAAATGACGATGGTGAATATTCAGAGACCTGTTATTCAGAATCAGTGTCTATGTTTGATTTCGAATATGATTCATTGGAAGAAGAACAGATTGAATTAAAGAGTGCTACATCGGACACCACCATGCGTACACGATTACATTCTGTAAAATCTGATCACACTCACTCCAGCATGCCATCTCTTACTACAGGTCATTCCGTTCTATCTCATGCAAGTGTAGTAGTTTCACCGAATGATCGTAAAGCTTTGTTGGAATCGCAAATACATAGCGATAAAGAAGAAGATGGTGACGAAAAGAACGTGTTGTGTGTTGAATTGGAGCCTCAAATGGCGACAGAGCACGACTCTCTTCTTCACTATTTTTGTGAGTTAAGTGTGGAGAAGTATCATGAGTGTGTTGAATGGTATGACAACTTTAAACCTTTCATCGAATTTCAAATCCTTTGGATTTTGACTTGGTGGTGGGAAGATTGCATGTTACCTTGGACCGATTTCTTCAATGTCACGCGTTTCTGCAAAATGAGTACACTTCGTTTCATTATGTTTTCCTTGACAGTGTTGCTAATATCTTGTGGAGCGTATCATTGGTTAGCTTGTTTCTACTTGTTGTGTATACCCTTCGTATCATATTCTCAAACGTTGTATTATTTGTCCAAAGAAGATATTCAACGCAAAATGGAAACGGAGCGTAGAAGAGTCTTGACTTTCTTAGGACGTACGTTTGTCTGGAATTCTGAATATGCTGGATATGCCGAAGTTGCACTCAAGGCAAGTGCCCTATTGGGACTGGCGGGAGCGACGATAGGTCTTTGTATGCCGGCGAGGAAGAAAAAGGAATATGTCATTCTTAAAGAACAAGCCAGTGATTTCCCTACTCCAAGTGAGCACAATGAAAAAATTGTTGATATTGAAGAGAAATTGGAAATCAAAATGGGTATTGTTCCCATTGAGAATAAAATACAAAAATCCTGGAATGTGAAAACACTTTTGTCTCCTCCTGTGCACACAGGGACTGTAGAAGAGTTGCATAAATTCTGCAGAGGAAATTTGCGTCTTGTGAGAGTGGAGCACTCCAAAGGTATTTCACGACAACACATATTCGGTGTTTGTGGAAATTATGCTATTCTCAACGAGCATGCCACTGGAGGTGCAGATGAATTTTTGGTTCGTATATCTCCTACGGGCAACTTTGAGAATGATACACAAGAAATTACGTGCGGTGTGCGCAGAAGAGATTGTGTATTGGTAGCTCCGGATTTGCTACTCATTCCTACCAATGAGATGTTCAAAGATATCACCAAACACATTGCCACAGTGGAAGAACTACCCTCTTCAGGAAGATCTATGATTTCAGGGGATGAAGTCCATTCGCAATACGTACAAGATTTTTGTACGGTTCCACTTCCGGGAAGGAACGTGGAACTTCAAGAGTACATTAAGTACAAATGGGCAGGTCAAAAAGTGGGACAATGTGGACTCTTCGTGATTACGGCTGTTGGAAACAGTTCTGTAATTAGCAGTATCCATTCCTTTGGCCAAGGAAGCAAAGGAGAATACGGTTTTGCTGTGCCTATAGATCGAAAAGTCGTGATTGCCGCGTTGGAGAAGTTGCGGAATCCGAACAATTTGATTGTAGGCTCTCAGAGCTTTGTCCTTCCAATCCTGGGAGATGTAGCTAAGTCTTCCCCTTTTCGTCATGAGAATCTGCAGGGACTTGTCTGTTTTGGTAAAGTGAATGGAAATGTGTGTAGGCGCAGCAAGTCTAGAGTTTCATGCTCGGCTTTGAATAAAGGAGGAAAGATGGATGCCCTATTCTTCGAGCACTTCGACTTCATTGCCACTCAAAAATTTGGGCCCCCTCTAATGACATTCAAGCGAGATCACGGAACTTACATAGACCCTATAAACATTGCACTGAAGAAGATGTCTGTCCAGAAAAAGAATCTTGACAAGGACATCTTGGAGAAATGTATTCAGGTTTATTTGGAACATACAACGAATGAGTTGGCTAAAAATGGTGTGGCCAAAGGTTCTTGTAGTCCTTATTCTGTTGAAGATGCGATCAACGGTGTATTGGAAAATCCTAATTTTCGTCGAGTTGATGCTTCCAAAGCAGCTGGTTTTGGAATGCCCGGAAAGAAGGACAAGTACATACCCCTCGTCACCAAAGAAGGAAGAGATGTGTATCGTGAACCGGTTGAGTCTCTGAAAAGGGAAATTTTAGAGACTCTCACATCTTATTCTAAGCGTGAATGTGTTGGCATTGTGTTTACAGCACAACTGAAGGATGAACCTCGTGCCGTGGAAAAAGTTGCTGCAGGTAAAACTCGGATGTTTGCTATGACACCTTTCACTTCTTTAGTAGTTGCGCGTCAATTTTTGGGACCAATTTTGTCACTTATGTTGACAAACCAGAGAGCATTTTGCGCTGCGATAGGTATCGATATGCATCGAGATGTAGACGGATTGATAGACATACTGTTGTCTAAATCTAGGAGCATAATGGAAGGAGACTATTCCAATTTTGATCAGTGCATGCCCTTTGATTTGAAAGTAGCAGTATTCACCTACATCAAACGGCTTGCCATTTGGTTAGGTTACAACGATTTCTCAATTGTGATACTCGAGACGCTTTTGTCTGATCTGCTTTACCCTATCCTATGTGTTCTGTTTGAGTTGATTATGGCAGCGGGTTACGAGCCTTCAGGCATGTTTGGGACTGCTGAGATTAACTCCATGTGTGGAGTTATGATGATGTTGTATTCCTGGTATCATCATCCGATCTTGAGAGACTACTGTTTTTTCGACTATTGTGAATTGTTTGTTTATGGAGATGATATGTTGAATAGTGTGTACAAGTTCGAAAAATACTTCAATTGTGTTTATTATGCTAAGTTTTGTTTGGAGCATTATAATATGCCATTCACAACGACTGCAAAGACAGACGCGATTGTTGAATTTGTCACACCTGAATCCATGTCTTTTCTGAAAAGGAATTTTGTTAAGAGCAAGATCTTTGGAAGAATGGTCGCCCCTCTGGATATGAATTCACTACTGAAAACTCTGAGTTGGACACTACCTAGTGATTGTGTCACTCCATATCAACAAGCTGTGCAGTCTTCTAATTCAGTATTATTGGAGCTTATGTTTCATGATGTTGACGTAAAGAGGTTTCGTGAAGCTTTGTTTGATACGATATGTGGTTCGTTTCAGTTTGCCAATCCTGAGATTGTCAATAATGATCTATTCACCTATGACAGGTGCATGGATATTTTGACACTCTCCCCCAACCGACAGTAGTCCCTTTGGGGGCTACTCCTGCTTGCAGGTTTCTCGTAGGGCGAGTGTAAAAAAGATCCAATGTGGGAAGTTAAGACCTGTAACCCCAGGAAGACAGGATGCATGGACTACCGTAAGGTATCATGGAAGAAGGACGCTGGAACCCTCCTTTTAAAATATTGGGCAGCCCATACGACATGAATTTTTGGTCGAATTCATGGAAAAGAATAATGGCCAGCTTTGCATTTAGTGCTAAGGACGATCGACAGAATGATCGAGGAACTCGCCGAATTAAAAGAAGTTCCAAACCCGTGCCCTGGCACAACCCCTGAGGATATAGAGCGTTGCGCTTTGTTTATGACAGATCCCAAATTCCACCTACACGCGATTCCCTATTTGAAATACATGCGTAGGAAAAGGGAACTAGAAGGAACAATAGCGTATTTGCAACGATCCTATTCTCGAAAGAAGAATCTGATGAATGTCGAAGGACAAGCTGATTGGGAGAAAGAAGCCACTGGCCAACATGTTATCACAGAAGAAAATATCATTGATCACGCCGGAATGGCAGAAGATCAACGTAATTTCGGAACTGCTAGTGTCAAGCCACTTCTCCCTAAAGAAAATCTTGATCCTGACAATTTTTTCAAACGCC